TTCAGCAGAAGATCTAAATGGTGTTGCACCACTTTGACCAGACTTACCACTTACTAAATCAGGTTCAGTTCCCATAGCATTTTTGTATTGTGAATAAAGACCTTGTACTCCCCACTTTATAGCGGAGGTATTTCCTTGTTCTAATAAAGAATTGAAATCATTTAAGTCTGATTCTGGTAAATTCTGAGTAGCCCAAGATTGAAGCTTGGTATATTCAGCATCACCACCAATAGCATCTTTAATAGATTCAATTTGTTGACCAGCTATAGCAGCTGCTCCTTCAGCATTACCTCTTAATCCATTGAGATAAGTGTCAACAATATTCTTAGAGAAACCTGCTTCTCCTAATTTGGAATAGTCATCTTCTGATATCTCACTAGTTTCTTGGAAACGTTTAGAAATATCTTGGACATCAATTCCAACTTCTTCTAATACTTCAGCTAAGCCTTCACCATAAAATTCCTTAGCATCAAATTCTGATTCTTCTTCAGTTGTTTCTTCTGTTGAAGCTTCAGTTTCTGATTCAGTAGTCTCTTCTTTTTGACCTAGCTTTCCTTCTAGTTCTTTATAAGAAGCAGCAAGATCTTCTACTGATTTAAACTTACCAAGAATAAGACCATCATCATCAGTCTCATTTTTAGCAAGAGTTTCTAAATCCTCTCTAGACATAGGAGGAGTTTCCTGTGTAGCCACTTGTAATTCAGCCATAAATTAACCTTTAGAAGTTACGATTTTGTTTCCTTTTCTAGTCTTGTATTCGACCTTTTGTGGTGTATCAGTATTAGGTTCAGGAGAAAGTCTACTGACTACAGCATTAGCTGAAGTATCTTCTACTGCTTTTGGTGTCTTTACCTTTGGTTCTTGCACTTTAGGCTTTTCAACCTTTGGTGTTTCAGACGGCTTCTGGGTTGGCATCGGTTTGCTCCGTTAGTTGTTGTGCTTGGGCATTGTTTTTAGGATCTAATAAAGGAGACCCTAAAGCAGCTGGCCCAAGATGTTGGATCAGCTGTTGTTGTTGTTGAGCTTGTAGCTCTTGTGCAATTTCTTCCTGGGACTTAACTAGGTTAGCTGTATCTATACCAATTGAGTTAGCTAATCTCTTAATTGCCTCATCTAAATTCATATATTGGCGCATAACATCTGGTCCTAATGCTTGAGAAATAGTACCAATAAATTCTACTAACTTAGCTCTATCGTTACCTCTACCAAGACCTTGAAGACCAGTAATTATCTTAGGTTTAACTATCTTTTCTGGAAGCTTAGGAACCTTACCACTACGAGTAAGCATATGCATTCTTCTCTTCAAATATTTATATTGAAATTCTTGGGTCAGAATACTGTAAATCCCGCCGAGACTATTTTCTAATTCATTTGCCATGATAGAAACTTCTGCTGCTGTCACTCTTTCTGCATCTCTTTGTACTGACCTAGCCATTAAGAAAGCATATTCAAGACGACTTTCTATACGTTGTATTAAAGAAAAACTAACTTGGAAGTCAGCACCTTTATTTACTTGCAGAACAGAAACATCATTAGCAGATCCTTCACGTATTGCACCATTAGGAGCCTTGGCTAAGGTTGCAGCTCTAGTAACACCATTAGGATTAACAAGAAATAATGTCTTAGCACTAGCAGCAGCACCTTCCAACATTGCTTGCATTAAAGACTCAAGACTAATTAAGTCGCCTTTATACTCAGAGACGTACGAATCCCCGTAATCAACTCCATCTCTTCTAGTCCAGCGTAATAAAATCCAAGGAGAGACATCAACTTTTGATTTACCGTCAGTACCAGGAATCCTTTCCCCTTTACATTCTTGGAACCAAGTAAAGTCATCACCATATCTTTTTATACATGTGTAGATATCTAAGTCTTCGTCATAATTTTTAGCGTCATAATTATCTTTCTTTTTAATTTGTTCTAAAAATTTATCTGGTAAAGCTTGAGGATTAACTGTCTCCTTTGTAATAATTTCTAAGACATTACCAACATCATCACGTTTACAAACATATCTATCTAAGTGATAAACCTTTAAACCTTTGTCAGTTAAATAAAGAAGAACGTTACCACCAACTATTAAATGCTTAAGGGCTTCAAACAAAGCAACCCTGTCATTAGATATTTCTATCTCATTCATCAATGCATTTTCTATAGTCTTTAACCCTTTATCTATTTCAGTTTCTAATCCTTCTTGTCCTTCCTGAAGCAAAGCAAGACTATCAATACTTAGTTTGAAGAAGGGCGTAGAAGGAGGTAGGAGAGCAATTAAGAGCTTGCTCGCTAAAGAATTTGTACCTCTGGCGCCGATTGCTTGGAAAGGAGTTTTTATCTTTGCGTGTTTACCTACAGTTGATTCCGGTATTAAAGAAGGAATCGTTAATTTAGAAGCATCCTTTGCTTCCCTTTCATAGGGAGCACGATCACTTACTAACTGTTCATATCGACCAGCAGCTGTTTGACTTAAAGCAAGATCCATGATTAGTACCTAAGATTTTCCATTGCTTTTAATGGAATCCTTAGTGAACCTATACCTGTATTTTTCCCACCACCACCAGAAAGGCTTGACTTCTTAGATCTACCTCTTCTGTTTTTACCAGTAGTTAAAGCACCTGCTGTCTTTTCTGGAGCAGGAGCCGTTGGCCTTGCATCTGGAACCTTTGGAATCTTTGGTTTTTTTACTAAGCACATTAGATTTGATGCTCCAAAACGTTAGCTAACATGTTATCCCTTTGACGTTGTTGTTGTTCAATCAAGTAATCAACAACAGATCTTTGACCTGCCCTAAACCAAATCTCTCTATCAGATAAAGATAAGTCTGGGTGTCTTTGTGGGTAATGACTGTCGAGAGCATTAAGCAACTCGTCAGTTAATACAGGGAAAGGGATGTGTTCAGATTTATTGTAGTCCACTTTAAGAAAGAGAGTATAGCAGAAATAAAGTTATGAATCTTCTGTTGATAGTAAATAGTCTATATACATTTTAGCTTTTCTCAAATCTTCTTTACCTCCTTTCTTGTACCAGCGTGAAATGTATTTAATAACATTGCCTTCACAGTACCCCATATTATTTTTCAATATGTAGTCAATGGGTGGGATAGGGAAGTTGTAATGTTCAGGTTTAGTTACGGGGTCCATAGTTCTACCTCTTTAGTTTTGTAGTTGAAATCTCCTTCTCGTAAGATGCGAGAAAGACGAGCTGTTAATAATGCATCAGTAAAAGGTTGTTTCTTTTTTTCATATGCTTCTACTACTTTGTTCCACATATCAGGCAAAGTTTTTGCATCACCTAAAATCTTATCTGCTGTAATAGGACCACAACCAATTAGTCCTTTAAAATTATCTGTAGTGTCTCCAGTCAAAGCTTGAATCATCCAGTGTCTATCAGCTTTCTTCTTAGTAATTAATTCCATATCGTCTTTAACAATAAGAGTACAAGGAACAGTCTTCATATCTTTATCAGGAGAAACAACAATAGGATTTGAATATCTTTTTGATGTAGCAAGAAGACCTAAGACATCATCACCTTCTAAACCTGTATAAGAAACTGACTCATATCTTTGTGAGATCTGTTCAATGATTGCGTATAAAGCTAATGGCTTACGTTTGTTTTTTCTATTGGCTTTGTAATCAAGAAATAGTTGATGTCTAAATGTTGGGTACTCAGTGAAACACATGACCACATCATTTTTATCATCAGCAATGGCTTGGTAATACTCAATTCGACTATCAATCATTTCATGTATATCTCTTTCATCACAGTGAAGAGTATGTAGATGGTCATCCCATTTAATGTCTTGCTCACAACTGCAACAAGAAGAATAAATTAACCAGTCAGCATCAATTAATAAGGTCATGGTTAAGCACCAAAATAGGTGGACATAGGAATAGAAAGACGACCAGTGTTTTCGTCATATAAAAGCTTATCTATTGGTCCAGTAGAACCAGTGTGTCTGTTCTTCAGAATCCTTAGCTGCATTTCAGATCGTTCAGCAGGGTCTCCTTGTTGATTTCTTTCTGCACTAATACATAAATCTGATAATTGTAAAATTGCTGAGCTGCCTCTCAAATCTGAGGTGGAAACCTGTGATCCCTGCTCATGTGATACACCTTGTGGTCTTCTTAAATGAGAAACAAGAATGATAGCAACACCAGTACTTTCAACTACCTGTCTAAGTTTCGTACAAGTAATATCAATAGCTCTTCTCTCATCTACATCAGCTAATCCAGAGATGACAATAGTTAGATGGTCAAGAATAACTACATCTACTCCTTCTGCTGTAGCCATGTATTGAATCTGTTCTATTAACCTGTCTGGTTCCATTGAACCGAAATGGTCATAGAGGAATAATTTTTCTGTACCAAATAATTTATCAAAGGCTGATTTTAATCCTTCTACTTCTTCTATCTGTTCTTCTAAATGCAGTGGCTTATTAAGTTCTATACCTAAGATGCCTTGCATAGTTCTTTGTACTGACTCTTCTAAAGCTATGTACCCGACGGTCAATTTATTCTTTAAAAAATGATGGGCTAACTCTCTACACAGGCTTGATTTTCCTGTTCCTGATCCAGCGCAAATCGTAACCATTTGGGATTTACGAAAACCCCTAGTGAATTGATCCAGCATTGGATAAGGAAAAGGACAAACAGAACTTGCTCCTTCTTTAGTTAGTTCTTCCCATAAATCATTTGCATTTAAGATGTGATCTGGTCTAACAGGTGTTGCCTGGAACAGCAAACTTTTAAGTAGTTCACCTTCCTCTGCCTTGAGCATCTCATTAGCATCTTTTCTTCCTTCAGGTAATCTGCATATAGCAGCTTTTCCTGCTGGTAATACTTCAATCGCTTTTTCTGCTGCTTGTATTCCTGGCTCATCATTATCAAAACATAGAACAATTTTATTGAATTGATTTAACCATTTTAAATTTGTCGCTAAAGCTTTATTAGCAGAGGGCGCACCATTCGGCAAACTAACTACAGGGAATTTATGTCCTTGAATTTGTGAAATACTCATGCAATCAATTTCGCCTTCTGTAATTACACAAAAAATATTTCCGTAACTACCATGATTTCTCCAACATCTTTGACCCCATAGTTGTACGTTTTTAAAATCACCTAATGTATAAAATCTTTTGTCATGTGTTCTAACTTTTTGTCCAACTGTTCTACCTAATTGATCTTCATAAGGTGCAACTTGTACAGGAATACCTTTATGATCTGCTGTTCCATATTTAAAAAACTTGGCAGTTTCTTGAGTGATACCACGTTTAGGAAGTTCTTCTGGTACCACCATTTTTATTAATGGTGAAGTCACTTGTGTAGAGGAGTAATAAGATTTACGTTTGTGTTTTGTTTCAGTAGGAGCAGGCACTCTGTAACTACAGCCAAAGCAAAAAGCATGACCGTCTGAATAGACAGCAAGATTGTCTTTACTGCCACAGTTAGGACAGGGTTCTTTCTTGACGTACTTGTTTGTTTCTGTCATTAGCTTTCCAATGTGCAATTAGGTCTTGTAATTCTTTGATTCTTTTTTCTGCATGTTCAATGCGTTGTTTGTTATCCATTAGTACCAATCAGCAGGAATTGTTTTATGACACCAAGGGAAACCATTCCTAGTAGCCCAATCGCCATAGGAAAGGCTTCTCTTTTTGCCACGACTTAGTTTTGTCTTTGCGTTCTGAAAGCAGAAACGTATATCTAAACTGGGATTTGCCGCCTTAACCGCAACCATTTTTCTTCTGTCCTCTTTTGAGAGGAAGCCCTTAGTTTCAACAATGACCCCGTTGTTAAGGATAAAATCAGGCTTGTAACAGCAACTGAGGACGTACTCCAACTCAAGGGATTCATAACTAAAGGCAACTTTGTTTTTGTATAGGGTAGCGGCAATTCCAGCTTCGAATTTACTTCTGTACTTTTGTTTAGAACTCGTCTGTTGCAACTGCTGTGGCTGGCATTGGGCACTCTTGGCTTGGCTCCTGTGGGTCTTCTGTTTGAAAGCCATACCCAGTTGCACTCCTTGAGTATTCAACATGGTTTTTAATCATTACTGCTTCAGGTTGAATCTTGATTCCAACTCCAAAGGCAGGAGTTTCCCAACCACTACAACGTAGGTTGACTTGTCCTGTAGTACCTGGACCACATTTGTTAACAACAACCTTCTGACTGTCAGACATCACAGAACCATCAGCATTAAATAATGTTGGTGGTCTGTTCTTCCACTGAGTGCCATCAGGTCTTGCACCTCCTACCTTCATCTTTGCTCTGACTTTAAAATAACCTTTGGTTTCTCCTCCATCAGTTACTTCTTCAAAGCCCCAAGGTAGTTGAGCAAGTTTAAATTTCTTGCTTGGTTGAGCAGTCTTTAGTTGTGCCTTCCATCTATCAAGAAGACCAGTTAATTGCTCTTCAAGTTCCTGTGATTCTTCTGGATCTATTAAGCAAGTAATTCTCCATTCACCCATAGGATCAAACTTAGTGTCTGGTTCTACAAGCCATGCAAATTGAAACTTACAAATTGGTGTAGTGCAGTTTAGAATTTCAGATTTGAGATTCATTTGTGTAAATCAGTTAGTGGATCTGTTGTAATCACTTGAAAACCATACGGTCATCATGTGCGTATGCAATCTTACTCCTCATTTATCCCTTGTCACTCATTCATCAACTAAATACATAAGGAGCTGACATAACTTCTTGAATATCAAAATCTCCCATCTCTAGTGGTGCTGGTAATTTACTTGGATCATCTAACTGAGTAGAAGCTTGATCATATAAATCATTTAATACATTATTCTGATAAATCTCTACAAAACTTTCCTTAGCACAAGCAACAAAGTCTTCTATTTGTCCTGCTACTGCTCCGTAACAATCATGGATGGTACAAACCTGATCTATTCCCCTTCTCTTTGCCTTCTCTAAAGCTAGGTGAACATTGGCAGCATCCATGCTATGCACGAAATTAGCTGGAAAACTTTGTACTGATCTTCTTTTATCTATTTCATCTAAATCTTCTAATAGTGTCAGTCTTATAGTGCTATGCCCCATTTGAGTTTTAATCTTTTTACTAAAAGTTCTTTGATAACTTTGCTTAACTAGAAAGTTAGAAGGAGTTAACCATTCAATTTGTTTCTCTTCTTTTGTAAAACATCTGCCTAATTTAGTTAAATAAGACATGACTTCAGTAGAAGAAGGACATACATCTGCAACTGATTGTTTAATCATTTCTGCTAGATAATGGTAATGCTTAAATGTCTGAGTACCCCAAGGAACTTCTATGTTATGTTTAACTAAATACTCCTTCAAACACAAAGCTATACCATAGATTGTGCCCGAATAAGGTATCATCATAATTGGTTTCTTTATTAGTTTTCTTGTTATAAATTCTTTATGATCAAACCAATCTTTTGCGTATGGTCTTTCGTCATTTGATAGATTAAATATTAAATTAGTTCTTATATTTTCATATAAATCTTGTGGTTCTTCTGACTTACATAAGTTAACTGAACTAGCAAGATGTTTATCTAAAACCATTGCTGCAAAATGTTGATATCCATTATTAGTTCCATCAAGCATGACTGGATGATGACTAATAAATCCATATCCCTGTTCATCTAATCCATTCATGTCTAAGCACCAGCTAAGAAATTGCCAGGGCTCCTCTGCTTTACTCCATAAACTCACATAACTCTCAGGATTACCTGCAATATTTCTAGCCATATGGATACCTTCATTATTAGCCCATTCAATTCTTTCCTTATAACTAGCTTTAGTCATGCCCCAATGATTTGCACCAGCAATACAAAGCCAGTTCCTATCCTTTTCATTTTTAATGGGAGCACCTTTTTCAAACTGGTGTAATCCTCTAGTTAAATCTGTTCCCTGTGGATTAAATGACCCAGATACTGCGTATAAACGTCCGGTAAAATCTGCCTGATGTACGTGGAAGAATGACTTAGAACGATAGTATTCAGCAGTATCTATGATAGTTAAACACTGATATCTCTTAGCTCTGTTATGTGCATTGGTGTCATATGTAATTGATGTTTCTCTTTTCCATTTATTACGGGCATCATCATTTGTATTTATGTCAAATGGTTTAGGAGGTATAGGTAATGGTTCTGCATCTATCAAACCACCAACTTGTGTATTTGTATTCCAGCAATAGTTAGCAGCTTCCAAGACAACTTCATTAATTCCATACTCAGTACCTTGTAAAGCATTTAATGCAACATAAAAAACTTCTGGGTTCTCATCATCAAACTCTTTTGAATAGTCATTTCCCTTTGTCTTGACTGCTTTTATATTGCTTAGTCTTTCTGTATAAAATCCACCATCAGCAAAGTTAGACCAGTTCTTAGGTTGAATAAGACAAGGCATTAGCAGTGGATAAGCAGCTAATCTATTTGTCTTTTGTCTCTTTATCCAAGCCAAACTACCTTCAGTAAATTCCAGATAAGTTCTCTTTGTTTTATTAAATAAATACCCCTTATTTACTAACTTAACCAACCCAACTGACTTCATTAATAGGTCAATTAAAGTTAGACCTACTCTAAGTTTGTCTTCCTTTTTCCAAGCTTCAAACTGATATCCCTTATTCCTCATATGACCAAGAACCATAGCTCTTCTATAGCCATAGTGTTTTGTGTCACTGATATGAGTTTTTAATGCTTCAAAATATCTAGGATCATCTTTATTAAAAACAGAAAATTTAATTTCATCTTCTAATAAACTTCCTATCTTTACTGCCACAGCAGCAGCAGAAGTTTTGTTTTGACTGACGTTATCTAAAATTACTTTGAATGCTATGTAAGCAACAACATCAATATCACTAAACTTTTGCAGAATGATGGCCGCTCTTGCTTTCCTTCCTGGCTTAGCTCTCCAAGCTCTATCAATAAACTTACTAATCTCTTCTACAAAAGGTTGTAATCCTGCGTGCATCATGGAGATGGCATAAGGATTATCTGATTCCCTACCTTTTTCTATGTTGTGTCTAATACGACTGCTATAAGCATCAAATGCTCTACCAGCCATTTCGTTTTCATGTTGGACCTGAATCTGGGCTTGATCCATTGGTAACCTCTTGTTTTGTAAAAGTTACCTAAGCCAATTAAACCTAGGTAACTATGGTTTTTAAATTAGTTCTCTACTATCAACAACCATCATTCCGTCAGCTTCAGGCCATTTATCCCTTGCTATTTCAACTGCTTTCTTTGCAGAAGATGCAGTGATTAGCTCAGTTCTAACACCTGGATCATAATTAGAATCTGAGACTTTAATTACAAATAGTTTCTTAGGCAAAGCACTAGAAAAAGAATGATAGGACATCAAATATTCTCCCACTCATTTAAGTCAAGCATAAAGTTAGCTGTCTCAGCAGCAAACTTAGGAGACACAGTTTGAGCAATCATAAGAATCGCCAACTGTTTTTTCTCACTATCTGGCAGCTCACTAAGAACGCCTAAGCACTCCTTAACTTTGTTAGAGATGCCGTTAAATTCTTCTTTGTTAATTGGCATTAGTTGCTACCTCCTTGTACTTGAAGATTCCACTCACTTAGAGATGCCCAAGATAAAC